TCACTGACGGTCCTCTTTGGCTATCCTTTCAAGTTCTTTGACGATGAGGATTTCCGCCCATTCCGGCGGCTTCCGGGCCCCTCTTTCCCAGTCTTCGATGGTACGCTGGGGAATCTTGAGTCTTTCAGACATCTCTTTCTGCGTCATCCCGGTTACTTCCCGTGCTTCTTTTATGGTGGTCATTCTGCCACCACCAGCTTCCCGTCCTTGACGACATCCTGGGTATCCAGGGCCGTTTCCTCCCAGAGGGCCGGGAGGACGATCTCATTATCGTACCACTGGAAGACCTCTCCGTCTTCCGGGACTTCTTCCGGGATGGGGACGATAGAAACAGTGGAATGTCAACAAGTTTTTAGAGATTTTTCCAAAAAAATAAGCCCCCAGGGAAATCCCCAGGGGCTACATCACCATTCTGCTATTGTGTACGTAATTGCGGCGGCTTCCACCTTCCGGCCTGTCCTTGTATAGATCATTCCTTCCCAGCGCCCTGCCTGGTAGCCAATGCCCCCGTAGGTTTTACCATCAGCGGTCATTATCCCGGCTTTGATCTTGTGCGGCTTTTTGAGATTGATTTTGTACACATCAACCTTCTGGCGGTCATGATCAGCGGTCACCACTGTGCGATCCGTCTTTTCCCGGGCAGCTGCCGGGACGGATGGTTTATCCTCCTGGATGCCCCGGGCCACTGTCTCTGCTCCGGCCGTCAGATCCGGAGTCTGGACGTAGTAAGTCACTTGGGGCGTGGGCTGGGTCTGCTGGATCCGGTAGACCTCCTTGGTCACCGCCCGGGCGGAGTCGTCAGACAGCTTGAGCTGGTCGGCAGTTTTGCCCGGGTCCGTTGTGTCCTGGTACGGCATCACGGTGGGCTGCTCTTTTTGGCGTTCTCGGCTGCATCCATGGATCATCCCGGTGGCGAGACCGATCAAGCACGCACCTGCTATGATAAGGACCGTCTTCCGGATGTCCGGATCCCGTATGTCTATCATAGGTCTCACTCCCCCATTTTCTGCCTGTACCAGATGGCCTTGCCCCGGATGATGTTTCCCCCGGTCCGTGGGTCGTCATAGTCGACAGTCCACTCTGGGCTCTCGCTAGTGCCCAGGTATTGCAGGTCCCAGCGCTCACAAGTTGTCTGAGGACCGTATTCGTCGCCCACGGGCAGCAGCCCGTCCACGTTGTCCGCTGCCTCTGCATGAGTCAGCACCCGGTCCTGGTCGATAGTCAGCCACAGAGCTTTGGCCAGCACGGCCACCACCTGGGCCATGGCTTCGATCTGAGCAGCCGTAGGCGGATAGTCTCCCAGGTCTGCCGTATCGGCCCCATAGCAGCAGCAGAGAGTAACGCCCACGGACCCCGTGTTACGATGCCAAGTGTGGGCCAGGGTCTCGCTGAGGTCGTCGGTGCTGGCATAGATAGTCCCGTCACCAGTGATGTTGAGGTGATAGTCGTTAAAAAACTGGCCGTAACGGCCAGCAGTCCAGTGCAGATAGATCTTGACATCTCTCCGCATGCTTCTGGCTTCCTCCCAGAGCTGGGCACGGGATGCCTCAGCTAGCATCCGGATGTCTTCCAGTGTCACTTTTTTCATCAGTTTTATCCTCCTTTTCGTCTATGTCCGGGACGCCGTCCCCGTTGGAGTCGGTCACCCTGGGCACTATGTTCAGCAGCCCGGAGACCACGGCAGGTCCCAGGACTTGATTTCCGATTCGCAGCGCAGCGTCGATCATCTTAAAGAGCCATTCCTCGTGGAGTCCTGTCGCCAGGGCGAACACCCACAGAAAAAGGGCCAGCGTGAAAGGCGCCAGCCCTATGAACACGATAAAACGGAACAGCCACACGGATTGGATTGAAAAACGCAGCTGCTTCATTCTTTTCAGTTTATGAGCGATTTGTTCAAGCATTTCTTCTGCTGTTCCTCCAGGTCGTCGATGCGGTGGGAGTTGCTTTTCCCCCTGGCTTCAATTGCTTCCAGCCGGATTTCAATCTGCTCCCGCCTGGCACGCTCCTCAGTGAGCGTTTTGTCCAGCTTGTCCAGGCTTTGGACTACACGGTCCAGCAGGACCTTGAGCGGGCTAATGATCACGTGGATGACCCACACGAGGGCTCCGCCCAGGAGAGTCAGGACAGCGACGATGTCGCCTAGTGATACATCCATAGGCCGCCTCCTTTTTCGGTATGATTTTCCCCACAACAACGTTCAGCCTTCTATCTGTGCCTACTGCTGGAAGCGCACGGCCTAAGCGGTCCTGCGCCAACCATAAGAAGCGATGGACGGGGGCAAGTTTTCATGGGGCTGGTTGCCACCGGTTGGTTCCGTAGTTCGTGGATGGTCCGTTATTTTATCACCAACTGTTCCTGCGTCAACAAGCCATGCCTTATCGTTGCTGGTACCTTTTTTTGTCGTATCGAGATAGTAGTCATGGCTATGACTAGGCAACTCATCGGTGGTGAGGTTGTGCTTTCGTTCGCCGTATTTCTGGCCTGCCGTGTACGTAAAATTGCCATAATCATCGGTGCCGCTACCCTGTGCGATGAGTGTGTACCCAGCAGGCAAGGCCTCCCAGGTTCCCCCGAAAAGGGTAGCGGGGCTCGTGCTGTCGTTGCTCCAGTAGTAGGACCCCACAGGGTGGGCGTCCAGCTTGGCCTTTATCTGTGCGGCTGAAACTGCCGTGCTGATGGCTTGCTCGTAGGCCACTTTTTGGTTGGTCATGGCATCGTCGTAGGTCGCTTTTTGCTTAGCCAGGGCATCGGCCAGGAGCTTCTGAACCCACGCCGTAGTGGGCACCTGGCCGCTGTTCTCGCCGCTGGCCGGGTCGGACGAATAAACTGCGCCCCATTTAGCCGTGGAGGTCCCCAGGGAACCTTCTCCGTCGCCGTTCGGAACAATACTACGAGTCGTCATTTGCTGTCACCATCCTTTTTGGTCTTACTATCAACCGTTTCCGGCTTATAAGCGATGCACGCCGGGTTTACGCATTTGCCGTCCACCAGCTTGTGAGCGCAATATTCGCAACGCTTCGGGAGCTTAAACATTCTCCATCGCCTCCTTGTACTGGGCTTGCAGGTCTTTAAAATCTGCCCGGATGCTTTCTTGTGCTTCGGCGTCGCCGGTCAGGAGAGCCACGGCCATGCTGTCGGTCAGTTCCTTCACGGCACTGTCATAGTCGGCCTTGAGACTGGCTTTCTGGTCCTCCTCCGTCGGCTCCGCCGGTGGCACGTAAGTGCGCTTTGCCTGGGCATCCAGCAGGTCCTGGATGCGGTCACAGTAGCCGCTGTAGGTTCCGTTTGGATAGTTCAAAAACTCCCCGTCCACTACGCAGCACTCCTGCGCATCGTCATAGATGACGGATTCCGGGACGGATACAGCCCCGGCGTCCGTTAAAAAATTATCGACGGTGTCCGTGTAGGTGTTGGAACCGTCGATGATCAAAACTTTGTTCTTTAAAATTTGAAAAACACTCATTTAATCAGTCCTTTCTCTGCTGATGAAATGCCTAGTCACGGGCACAGTGCATCCTGCTCGACCGCTGCTCTTACAGGTAATTTCAGCGTAGTACGGCGTGGTGGTTCTCAAGGCAACGTCCCCTACGGTAACGGAATCGTTTCTTCCGCCGGAAACTTCAACGCAAATAACGGAAAAGGCGATAGCGATGACTGGGGAACGACCTATAAAATTGATGCTACGCACGCTCATACTGTGACCATCGGTGCCACCGGAGGTAACGGTGGGCATGAGAACCGTCAGCCCTACACGGTGGTCAGTTTCTGGCGTAGAACCGCATAGTCAAGCCGTGCGCCGCCAGAAATTCACGACGGTATAAGGCTGTCTGTTTTCGTGGCTCCCGTTGCCGCCCGTAGAAGAAATTGTGATTGTATGAGAGTGGTTTCCTGCATAGCTCGTTGTCCCAGTTGAAGCATGCCCCGTATTCGCACCTTTCTTCCCGTTGTCCGGGTTTCCGTCAGCTGCAAGATAGAATGTGTGATTATGATTCCCATCCGTGGAGCAGGATGCTGAATGACTGTGGGCTGGCATTTCATCAGCAGAGAGTGGGTGCTTGACTTCGCCGCCTGTGGCCCCGTTGGTGTAAGTGTAGGTCACGCCGTTTTCAATGTACGTACCTGCGCCCATCAGCACCCGGCCGGCGGCATACCGTTCCCACGTAGTACCTGCCCATAGCTGGTTCGGGTTTTGGCTGCCTGTAGTCGTATATACGCTGCCCACCGGATAGATGATGTCGATGATATCCTTGACGGACCTCTGCTTGACCTGCTTCCAGGAGCCGTCTGCGCCCAGGTAGTAGTTATCCTGCATGCCCTTTTTCGGTTGCGGGACAAATCCTCGGACGCCGTCGGACGTGCTTGTACAGCCGACCACATCGGAGTGGGCGTTCTTGTCGGTCAGATGGGCGTTAAAGTCGGACCTACTGACGTTGTCTTCTTCATTGATATAGACCGCAATGTTGGTTGCATTGCTGACCGTAAAATAGGCGCCCATCTGCAAATCGTCCATGGGCGTATCTTTGGACGGCAGCCAGTCTTCTTTTCCCTCATCAGCATAAAAATAGCCGAAGAGCAAGTTCTCTCCGACATAGCCATTCCAGCCAGCATCCTGGAAATAGTTAGATTCAACATGGGCGATTACGCCCACTTCCGACAATTTAAATCCCGTTGTTACAGTGCTATTGCTGTACTTGCCCAGGATACGATAGCGGGCCTCGCTGACATCGGCATTGGTGACCACTCCGATGTCGGAAATGGACGCCTCGATGCGCTTGCTGACCACTTTGGTCATGCTTGCCACCTTGCTGGCATCCGTTGGACGGCCGTCACCGATATCCATTCGGTCAAATACCAGAGGTTTCTGCATGGCACTGGCCAGGGCAATCAGCCTCATTCCGTCATTGGTGACGGTGATGTTGTGGAATTCTGCCATTATCTCACTCCTTTTTAATCGTTGTAATGGCCGTACATGCTCAAATCCTCCTTGAGGGGCATGTACAGCACGGTATCCTCCTCCACCGGCAGTGCGTCCACCTTGCTGTCGGCGGCTATCTTTTCTGCCGTATGGACGGTGCTGGAAAAGCGGATATCGCCAACACAGCCGATAAACCCGTTGGGACCTCCCCAGCCAAGCATTATGCTCGATAGCGTCTTCGGACGAGGGTCTTTTCGAATGGCATAATCTGTTGATGTATGTTTTCCGTCGATGTAGATGTTAATGATTCCTTCTGACCATGTGACCGCTAGCTTATAAACTGTATTTAACTCGTATAGCTTCAAACTAAGATCATTTACACCATCGCCTTTAAATATGCCTTCTTTTCTACCCCTTATTTCCAGTCTGAATGCATTGCTATAACCATTACTGGCGGCATCATAGTCGCTGTAGGCAAAAAAAGGCGTCCATTCCCAATTTTTAAACCCTCGTACAAATTTAATTTCACTCTCAAACGTCCATTCACGCTTGTTCACAACCCACTCGGCAATCGTCAGTTGTTCCTTAGCTTTGCCGTCCTCATCTTGGACGAGAAGGAGCATGTTGTCCATGAACCGTGGCTCATTGACTTGATATGTCCGCCCCCCCAGGACAGCAGTGGAAGCACGGGTGAAGGTGGCGGGGGCGCCGACTTTCTGCTTTACAGAGCCGTCACCAGACACGTAGAAAATCCCGTCCGTGGCTCCGATGGGAGCGGATGAACAGGGACTGATGGTCGTAGGTGTGGCGTCTAGCACGGCGTTGGTCTTGACTCCATCCGGGGTTGTCTGGATTTGCCCATCGTCGTTGACGTAGTCGATGGCCTTGTCCAGCCGGAGCACGCTCTGACCGGTCAGCTTGTCGCCTTTCAGCCTGCCCATCTCCATGATGGTCCGGGCAGGACGGAGAACGGCACCGATGTACTGGCTGCCGTTGACGTAGGTCTGATAGATGTATCGCCAGCCGATATGCGCTGGCATAAACGTCCGGATGGCCTTGTCCATTTCTTCAAAAGACAACACGCCGCCGTTCGGCAGGTAAATGTCAACGCTGTACTGGTCTGGATGGTCCACCACACGGCTGGACTTATCACTGGTGAAGCTGTTGATGGTCCGTTCCAGGAATTCCTTCGTCACCGTCTGAGTGCCGTTCATTTTGGCTATGATGGCGGACCGGCGGACCGTGTAGGACAGCTTTTCATCCGTGGGGATGCCCAGAAATTTCTCCCAGTCAGAGAGGCCCCAGGTGGCTTCCTCTACGTAAAACTGTTTCCAGGCATCGACGATGTCCATCCAGAGCCGCTTATGTTCCTCGCTCTGAGTGTCCAGCCAGGATTTAAAGGTGGGGTCGTTGATGAGGAACAAAGGCAGGTACTTGCTTACATCCGGGTCGCTGTCTCTCAACAGTCTGAAGTTAGGCATTCAGCACCACCTCCACGACGCTCGGGATTTGGTCAGTATCCACGCCGATGTTGGCTGTGGCTCCATTGATGGTGAGGTTGTCGTAATCTTCCACCTGGGTCGTGTCGCTGTTCTCGATGATCAGCTGTCCCACCTTCGCATAGCTGACCTTTTTTTCTGTATACTGCTTGCTCAGGAAATACTTGTTGAGAACCTTCTTGATAGCATCGGCATCTCCCCCGCCTTTGGTGGGAGTCAAAGCGATGGTCAGGCCCAGTACGGAGGGAGCAATGACAGACACGTCAGCCCCGATTGGGTGCATGCTTTCCACTTTTTCTGTCACCCTGGCCAGAAGGTCCGGGCTGGCCGGTTGGCCGTTAGAGTCAGTCACCAGCAGTTTTACAGTCCCGTTCCCATTCCAGAGCGGTACGACGGTGATATGCCCAACGCCTTCCACGCTGGTTCCCCACTCGATGTAGTCGTTTATGTTGCCAGAGGTAGCCGGTTGGCGCACCTTAAACAGCAGCCGTTCCCGGAGCTCATCGTCTGTTTCTTCGTCAAATCCATCGTATGTGGCCTTGGTGTTGGTCACCCGGGTGATACCGGGGATGCTCATGGGGATGATCGTAATGGCACCGGCGGCTACGTTGCCTTTGGCACCATACTCCACAGCTTTCACGGGTATGTCTGCCGTGCTGGTAACCTTGACGGTCTCCGTGGCCGTGAATTCCGTTCCGTCCTGGGTCTGGAACAGTGCGCCCTGGGAGACAGTCCCCGTGCCAGTCACCGTGACGGTGCCGATGGCCTGGACAGCTGCCCGACGGAAAACCCCATGCTCTTCGGCAATGTGTTCCAGATAGTCTCCCCAGCTTGTCTGTGCGAAGCCTGCCTGGTTCACCAAGGCCAGTTCTGCATAAGTTTTCTCAAATTCCACACTGGTTGCGTTGATGACGTCCCTGCCGAAGCTGCCCTCGATGGTGCTGTTTGGGTTCATCTCAGAAAGGTCCGCCGCCATGCGTTTCTGGATTTCGTCCTTGCTTTGTGTTTCAAACAATCCTATTCACCTCCTACTGTGATGGATGTACTTCCGTAGACGCTTGTCAGATTGACCGTCAGCGTCAGGCTTTCTCCATCTCTGACGGTTGTCTCGATGGCGTCCACGCTCTTGATGTATGGATTCACCAGGAGACCATCCTTGATGTATCTCTTGATCTCCGTGGCGCTGATTTCACTGTTTGACCTCGTGCCGATAAAACGTTCCAGTTCCACGCCGTAGTTTCCTTCAGCATTGTAGTCGCCGTGGAGATAGGCCATGTAGCGGTATCTTTCCGTCTTCAGGGCTTTGTAGATCCAGACCTTCAGAGCTTCGTTCCCTGTGACGGTCTTCAGACGGCCATCATTATCGTGAACGAAAGTATCATGGGTAAAGTCCCACGCCAGTTCCTGAAGCTCCGGCAGGTTTGCCGTGTAGCTTTTGGCGGTCTGAGTGATCGGCCCGGCGATAAATGGATTAGGCATCAGAATGCACCTCGATTCGGACGGACGATTTTGTCCAGGATAATATATGTCTGGCTGGTTCCATCTTCGGATTCACATGGCATGATGGCAACCTTGTCACCAGGCTGTAGAGTATCCGTTGTAATCCAGGATTCTGAATAGTAGTGATTGACCTGATGGGCATGGCTTGCGTATTGAGCTTCACCAGATCCTCCTGCTGCGTTTTCTGTGATCGTTTTAATGTTTCCTTCTGCTGTTCTCTTATATTGGGTCAGAAGATATTCGCTTATATAGCATTCAGCAGCTTCCAGGATGATGCTCTTGTATCTCACCTTTATGTTGGGCGGCGGTTCCAGGATGGTTCCGATCTGGATAACCGGTGCCTGGTTGTTCTTCCCAACCCCGTTCATGATTCCAAGGAGTTCGCTGTATGGGTTTTTCTTCATGCTGCATCCTCCTTATATCCTGGACGTCTTGATGATCTGGGTAGGCGTCAGCCCGCCCATTTCGTTGTAGTTCGAACCATGTACCACTTCATCCTGGCTGCTGCTGTTCCCGATGTATCCACCGGCCCCGTCATAGATGACCACGTGTTCCTGATCTCCATAGACGATGACGTCACCCTTCTCAAGCTGGCTGGCATCAAAGTCGATGGTGTTGGAGCCTGCATCATTGGCCAGCGTGGTGACGTTGACCACGCCATTATCGTATTCCTTGGCAAGGAACGGGCTGTAATAACTACCGACTTTCGTTGCTGCTTCCACGCAGCCTTCCGTCCCGTTGTCCATGGTCGCTCCCAGCCAGGCAGCTTCCCCAGAGCTCATGCCTTCGTCGATATTCCCGATGGTGATACCACCGCCGGAGGTGTTCCCTTCGGTCGTGATTTTCGGCTTAGCTTCCGGATCCAGATAGCGCAAAGTCAGCTTCATCATGTGGCGGTTATTCTCAATGGTGTGGGAGTCTGAGACGATTAAAAAATTCCCCTTCAGCTGCTCTTCCTGGATTTCCACCGCATATCCTGCTATGCACTGAATATTGCCCAGGGCTTCCACTTCGCTATGCTCCGACACACTCTTGAGCAAGGCTTTGGCACTGGCCTGTGTATCCTGCTTGTTGTCCACCTTATAAACGCCCTGGATAGTGCCGTAGGCTTTGACGTCATTGGAGTTGGTCACAGCTCCGATCACATGTCCGTCCTTGTCAGTGATTTCCACACGGTTCACCATATCCTCGATACTGGCACTGTGGCTGGCTGTGGTAAGGTTTGTCATATCGGTGATGGCATAGCCCTGGATGATCGTGTCAGCCCGGACGACGTTCAGCCGGTCCTGGGCATCCAGATAGATGTGATAGCTCTTCCCTGATTTTTTCCGGACCTGTTCCAGGGCTTTCTTGATGATTTCTGTCCCGGTCATTCCGTCGGCCACAAAGTCGACAGTATAGGTCAAATCATCGGCCACACGGCCCAGGGTCAGGCCAGCCTTGCTGGCTACCGTGGAGAGAACGTCCTTCACAGGGGCTTTTGAGAATTTCAACGTGTATTTGGATTTTGCCAGATAAATCAGCTTATCGTAGGCAACAAATTCCATCTCGTAGGAGCTGCTTTCCCGACTCTGCATAAAGATTTTCCCATGAAAAAGGTCGAACTGACCGCCTGCTGTAGGGTCGATGCAGTAAAGCATAATCTCGTCCCCCAGGTTGATAGCTGGGTTCATCCAAGAATTGTCTTTTGTTGTGTAGGCGATCTTGAAGTTCAACTTCCGGCCCGCCTGTTCCAGGTCTCCGGACCACTCATAGGAAATGATCCAGGGTGTCAGATCCACGCCGGTAGTTACATCGAGGAGGCTAAATGACTCTGTCATTGACCATCACCCCCGATGCGGCCACCTTGATCAGGTCTCCCGGCTTCACGCCGCCTTTTTTACAGGCTCTCATGGCCGCTTCGATACATCCCATGGGAGACGTTGTGCCAGATCTTACAGCGCTGCCGATAGCTCGGCCGATATTCCCGGCCATATCCGTTCCGCTGGTTGCAGTCGTGCCGATGATCCCTCCGGTCCCCACCATGGTGTCTGGGCGGGATTTAAGCCCGGTCAAGCTGTTGATTTTGTCATTGGAGATGCCTGCAATGTATCTGTATTCTCTGAAAGAGATGCTGAAATAGATATCGTAGGTGCCATCCTTATATCCGTATTTCAGCGATTCGATGAGAAACGGCAGGTCAATGGGGCTGTCTGGCACAGTCAGCTGGACAACCTGCCCGGTGGATCTCCAATTTTCCAGCTTGTAGACGTAATCTTCCGGGCTTTCCGGAGTAACATCAACAAAGCTGTAGTTCTGAGCCGGGAAGATTCCATCCAGGCTGATTTCATGGAGCCCGGTCTTCCCCGGCATGTTGTAGTCGCCGTCATTGTTGATGGTCACCGTTCCGTTGTTCTGGGAGACGCTTGTTTCCGCCGTCTCGGGCATGATGGGGAGCGTCATGGAATCGCCGTTGGCGCTCAGGATCACGGAGTTGACGTTGCCGGAAATGAGCCCGGAGATTAGGCCGCTCCAAAATTCGTTCGCCATTAGATCGCCCCCTCCATGCGGTTGATGCTGAACTGTTTCAGCTTAAATACAAGCTTCTCCACGATGCGGTCAACGTCGGCATTTTCCCGGACAACAATCTGATCAGCTAACTTCGGGATGGTAATGCTCATGCCACCTTTTCCGCTGCCTTCCTTTTGGCCTCTGGCATATTCCTGCTTCAGGCTTTCAGAGTGAGGAATGATCCTGGTTCCGGTCGGCAGGTCCATAATTTCGGGCCCTTGCTCGTGGATGAAAGTCGTTCCACCAGGAAGGCCCATAGTGCCGGTAGCGTGTCCGCCCAGGCCGAAGCTCGGCAGATGGATTCCGGACACAGCGCTCTTGATGCTTTCGATTTTGTCAATGATCCAGTCCAGAGCCCGGTGAGCGATCGTGGAGATCCCGTCGAAGTCCCCCTCGAAGATGGTCTTCATGGTGTTCCAGCCGTTGGTCCACATCGGGATCAGCGTCCCCGTGATCCAGTCAATCAGGGCGCTCAGTTTGCTCATATCATTGGACACCACGCTGGTGACCAATGCATAGACCTGCGGGAAATTCTCCTTGACGTAGCTCACGATCTCATCCCAGTGTGTGTAGACAACAATCAACAGCATCACCAGGGCTGTCAGTGCGAAGAATACCGGGTTGGCAGCTACGGCAGCAGCGATGCCGCTCATGGCGGTTCTTACGATGCCAGCCAAACGGAGGAAGCCTCCGCCTACAAGACGAAGGGCGCCGGGAATGACCTGAAAGCCTTTTCCGATGGTGGAAGCAGCACTCCTGATGTTACGGAACGTCCGGGGCAGTCTGCTGATAAAGATGCTGAAACGTCCTACAGTGCTGATGGCTTTCCCAACGCCCAGTGTGATGGCTCCGAACGCTGCCACAGCCTGGATGGCGTGGACTGCAAAGACTTTCTGTCCATCACTGAGGTTGTTCCACCAGCTGGTGAAGGCTTTTACGGCCTGAGCGGTTGCCACGACCACAGGAGCGACGACTCCACGGAGATCCATGAGGGCGTTCTTCATTTGGTTCATGGCGATTTTGTTTTTCTCCGCCGGGGTCAGCATCTTGTTAAATGCCAGCTCCGTGGCTCCCATGGAGTCACCCATAGCTCTCTGTGCGTCTTTCAGCTGTCCCAGATCTTTGGTTAGGACCTTGAAAACGTTGGCTGCTTCAACTCTGCCAAACAGATGCTGGATGGCCGTCTGATCATCGCCGACTTTCGCTTTGACTTCTTCCAGGAATTTAATCCATCCGACTTGTCCCAGATGTTCCGGAGTGAAGTCCAGACCCAGGGCTGCGGCCGTTTTAACAGTCTGCTGGCTCTGTTTGGACACAGCACTCAGGATGCCCTGGAAGCCGGTGAAAGCCTCGGGCGTCTTTACGCCGTTTTTGGTCAGGATGGCCATGCTGGCGAACAGGTCATCCGTGCTGACTTTGGCCAGGCTGGCTGCCGTGGCCACGGAACCAATGCCCTGAGCCAGGTCACCGAAGGTCGTTTTGCCCAGGTTCTGCGTCATTAGCATCTGATCCGTGATTTTTCCGGCGTTTTCTGCGGACATTCCGTAGGAGTTGAGCACTGTAGTCAGTCCGTCAATGGCCGTCGTCGTGTCCGTAAAGCCAGCCTTTGCGGCGATAGCTGCCGTCCTGACAAAATCCGTCACGTGGGCTGTGTCTACAGAGGCAGAGATTGCCTGGTATTCAGCTTCAGCCAGTTCGGTCACGCTCATTCCGGTTTCGTCTGAGATCTGCCGGATACCATTGGACAGTTGCTGCAGGCTGACCACGTTTGTATCAACCAGAGTGCTTACTTTAGCCATCCCCCGCTCGAAGTCGCTGTGAAGCTTCAGCCCGGCAGCGGCAGCAGCCATAATGGGCGCCATGGCCGTGGAAACCGTTGCTCCGACAGAAGACATCGTTCCGCCAATGCTCTTCAAGTTCCTGCCGAATCTGTTGGTCATCTTCTCCGACTCCGTCAAGCTATTGCTGACTTGCTTCAGCACGGGGCTGAATTGGTCGTGCAGCCGGATGATGGCGTCAATGACTCGTGCCATGATTGTCCCCTCCTTTCTTCAAAGATTCGATTTCTGCATTTCGCTCCGCTATTTCGTAGGCGGCGAATGCCAGTAGGACCTGTTTTTCCCGGATTGGCATGCGTTCAACCCGGGCCGGGTCCATATCATGAAACCGGAAGAGGAAGTACATGCGCTCAACTTCCCCGTCCGTCTCTATCAGTTTTTTACAGTTTCATCCGTTTCATCCTGGCTCGTGTAGCCGTTGACCTTGCTGATTTCCTGGGAAATATCACTGATTTCGCCAGCCAGGAACAGTTTTTTCACCAGGTCGTTAGGAGAGGCCGCTCCGAATTTCTTCATCAGGCCTTTGTCTTTCATCGACGGGTCCTTGATGCCTTCGACGCAGGTCCGAACGGACAGCGCATAGGTGTCGATGCTCTTCAGGCCGCCTTTCTTGTCCAGGTTTACAGCACTTTCCTGGATCTCGGAGTAAAGTTCCGGGTCGATTGGTTGCAGTTCCAATTCAAAAGGAGCCCCCAGGGCTGCAGAGAGCCTGGGGATTTCCATCTTTTTAGTCGCCTTTTCTTCAATTTTCTTTGGGTCTGCGTTAAGCAGCAGTGCAAGTACGCTCATTTCTTGCTCCTTATTCTTCGTCAATCAGGTCCAGCAGGTCGAAATCTTCGAAAGTGAAGTTCTGATCTTCTTCTCCCACCTTGCCCAGTTCCCAGTTGATCAGGTCGACGGCGTCAAACATCACGCCATACAGAGCAATCCGTTCAGCGCCCAGGGCGTTGGGGTCGTCCAGCTTGCTGATCAGGGTGAATTTCACCTGTTTCCCTTCCTTGATGGCCGGGGCCAGCTTCTTAATCAGATAGGAGCTGACTTTATGCAGCTTGATGCTGCCTTTGGCTTCGTAGCCAGTGGTCTTGTATCCGTCAACCAGGTGACGGCTGCGCTTGATGGCCGTCTTCTGGGCGGTCAGGGTAGCTTTACAGGAGATGACTTCGGCAATTTCATCTCCGTCCAGCCAAAGCTGCCCATAAGAGCCATAGACGACTCGCTGAGTATCAACCTCGTGCATCTATATCCCTCCTTACTGAATCACGTTAGCTACTTCGATGTGTTCAATCGCATCCAGCATGGAAATCGTGGATTTGATGAAAACATTTTCGCCAATGTTGGCCTTCTTGATGGCCAGATCGGTCATGCTTTCCAGCTCGTCACGGGTGTATTTCCCGTGTGATTCCAGCCAGTTCTTCGTGGCTTCAATGTCGATTTCCGCCAGGTTCTGGCCGACTTCCAGAAGGCCTTCTTTTTCCAGCTCATGGAAGTAACCGTTGATGGCAGTCACCAGCAGGCAGCGGTTGTCGTAGCTGTTGGCGTATTTGCCGATGTAGGAGTCGTGGCCGGTCTGCTTGATGTCGTCGTGGATCATATCCATCAGATCCACCAGTTTGATTTTCTGATAGGAGTTCAGCTTGCCCTGGACAGTAGTCACATAAGAGTTGACGCCCTTGCAGATTTTGATTTTTTCGCCATCGTTGAAGAAGAACAGTTCTCCCTTGCCAACCTTTTCATCCCGTTCATCGCTGGTATAGCTGTCGCAGGCGATCAGCTCGGGGGCCGGAGCATAAGTACAGGAGATGGTCATGGGCGTGCCGCAGATGATGCCAGCCACACGGGAGCAGTACTGAGCGGCAGTATAAGTCTTGCTCTTCGTCTGCAGAGAGGTGTTCGTGAAGTTCACAACGCCTTCGAAGTCAGCAGCTTCATTGGGCAGGACGGCCTTCACGGCCTTGTCCTTCACGGTGCGCATGGATTTAATCCAGGATGCCACAGTTTCCGCATTTTCTGCAGAAATCCCAGGAATAACCAGCCAGTCGAATCTGACATTTTCCAACGTTTTGAGGATTTCCGTGTAGGTGGTGTCTTTAACGGTATAAACAAGAATCTTTCTGGGGCTGGTCTGGTATCCTTTGAGCGCCAGTTGGATTTGTTCTACGTTGTCGGCGGACAGCCCGGATTCCGGGATATCGTCGACAGAGTAGATAGTCAGCGGATCCAGTGGTTTGGCTTCGGTCAGGATCATGGCCAGGATGCCACGCTGACTGCGCTGGATGGCCGTGATGCCCCTCTCTTTGAACGTCACGATGACGCTAGGTGCTTTTTGAGCCATTTTCTCACTCCTTCTTGAGGGTTATAGTTTGCTTGATGTTCCCGATGTTGGGCGGTTCGGTTTCATCATCATCGATGGTATCGTAGAAGGAAAAGGTCAGTGTGGCGGATAGAATATCAGCCTCTTTCCCATTAGTTTCCGTCGAAATTCCATCGAAATTGAAAACCCGGTCGCCCACACGGAGACCGAATGTGAAGAGTTCCCGGAGACGGCGGCGGACCTTGTAGAGATCCACGGCGGAATTCCGGTTTTTCTGGGTAAAATAGTCGATGTGTAAGGTACAGGACCTTTTCAGGCTCCTGCTGTAAACCATTTGAGGGCTGTCCAGCTCATAGAATCGCAAGAAGAAGCACGGCAGCCGGAAGGACCTCTGGACATCGTCCAGGTTCACGTCCAGGTCCGGCCATGCCGCCTTCAGCTGAGCTCTGACGGCCTTTAAAATATCGGTGTCGTCAATCATGAGCAATCTTCCTTTGGATTTCAGTGACAAACCTCTCCATTTCTTGTCCGACTTCATCGGACGATTCGAATTCGTCGCATGCTTTTTCAAAAAAGTGCCGTCCCTGGACGAAACCGATGGTCCTGCCCTTCCGGGTGACCATCTTGTGACCTCGTTCCACCAGGTGATAGTGGGGTGACGTGTTTCGGAGCTGATATTCCAGGCTGTCCACGGTCATTCCCTCGATTTCCGATTTCCAGGACTTACTCAGCTTTCGCTTGTGATTGGTCCCGGAATCCGGGCTTTTCTCGATGGCTTTCTTTTTCAGTACGTCACCCGTCTTCTTGAGGTGTTTTTCCACCTCTTTCGGATAGTGCTGGGCCGCTTCCAGGATGTCGGAATTCAGCTCTTCCATTCCCTTGATCGTGAAATCAGCCATGGTCAGGGCTCCCATCCGTCTTTTTCCGACTCGGGAGGATCCCCACGGAGCCGTTCCACGCACATTAGTTCCAGGGATTCGTGGAGCATGTCCGGGTCGGCGATCCAGGACACCAGATAGTGATGATCCTTATAGCTGATCCAGCAGCCGTCCGTGATTCCCTTTCGGTAGCGGATAGTGATCTTCACCGTGGCGTCGTTCCGGTCGGTCCCGTTTTCCTTATATTGGATTCCCCGCACAGGGGCGATCCAGGCAGAGACATTTTGGAAGAGCACTCTGTCTTTCTGGGTGTCAAGGTCATCCCCTTCCACCACGGTTGGCCGGTAGATGGTCACCTTCCGGTTCAGCAGGCCAGGGTTGTTGATCATGTTCCGTTCACCGCCTTTTCTGGATAGGCATCGGACATCTCGATCAAACGGAGCATGCTGGTGATGCTGTGATTGAATTCCTGGACGTTGGATTTAGATACCAGCGTCCGGTCAGAGTACCAGTGGTTCACCAGGAGCTTTGCACAGGTCACCATGAGGGAAGACCCATCGTTTTCCGTCCAGGCTTTCCCGGTGCTGTTCTCGATGTACTCCCGTGCCGCCTTCATCAGGTCCTGGATCAGGGCATCATCGTCCGTCAGATCGTCATCGATATGGAGATAGTTTTTAAAATCTTTGAGTTCCATTCTCTTCCCTCCTCAAAAGAGGCGGGAGAGGGTTAGGCCCCCGCCTTGTTGATCAGAACCAGGCCGTTTGCATCGACGACTTTCCCGTCGTACAGGCCCACGGACTGAAAGATACGGTTCCGGGTCGGGTTGTCGATGTAAGACACCAGATCCATGGCATAGGCCACGTTCAGGATGTATTTGTTCAGGTCGAAAGCAAAGGCCACGGTGTTCCCGGCTTCGGCGGTGTCCAGAGACGGCAGGAAGTCGGTGAATGCCACAGGTTTGCCCAGGATTCTGGCGGTGGGAGCCCCGTCGATGCCGTAGTTTACATGGGCGATGGGCTGGCCGGCGGTGTCTGTGATGCCAGCGATGTCCAGGAAGGTGGATTCGTTCATCACCAGTACGGAACCGCTCTTGTAGGCGGAAGGAATGGCCTTCAGGATCTTGATCAGGAATTTGTAATCGGGATCCTTTACGGTCAGAGGTGCGATCGGAGTGGTGGCTTTGGTGATGCCGGTAGGCTTGCCGGACCCATCGCCGGAGATGATGGCCTGTTCCAGGGCGATGGTCATAGCTTTGGACACATCCTGAACCAGTGCCTGTTCGAAGATGGCCATGGATTTGATCTGTGCCTGGAAGGTCAGACCAACGGCAGCAGCCAGCTGATAGCCAGCGAATGCGATGGACTGGGTCTTTTTCCCATCGGGAGCAATAGAGCCGCCTTCGGTCATCCATTTAGCAGAGGCTTCCAGGGTGGAGGTGGGGACGGTCATGCCAGCCGGATAGTTCAGATGACGAACCAGGGGCAGGATGTTGCCGTATTTCATCATCTTTTCCACGATTTCATTCAGCACGGGGACAGGAATCACAGCGCCGTTGTTGGACGTGGTGGCCACATCCCGGAACATCGGGTCCATCTTCCCTTCCAGCACGTAGTCCATAAAAGCCTGGCGATATTCAGGCGTGCTGGCGAAGGTTTTGGCATTGATGATGGGCGCCTTCTTGGGTTTGGAAACGCCGTCCAGAGGGTTCCCGGCATAGTCGCCATTGTCCATGGCCCCGGCAATCTGGTTTCTCAGCAGTTCGGCCTGCTGATCTTCCTGGGCCTTCTTCAGTTCGGCATTCAGTCCTTCCATTTCTTTCTGGATGTTCTTCAACTGTTCGACGGTGGCCGTCTTGGAGCGTTCCAGCAGTTCAGTCTTTTTCTGGATAATTTCAGTAATAGTCATTAAGCATTCCCTCTTTCTTTTCAGGCATTAAAAAAGCGCTGCGATCTGGATCCGCATGCGCTCTTCAATCAGATTTTGTTCAGTTTTTCTGGCTTCCTCGAAGCTTCGCTGGACGGCCGCTAGGGAGGTCGCCTCATAGGCAGGAAAGTCAACGGCAGAGACGTCAAAAAGGTTCCGCATGGTCTTGATGTGCCGCATGTGGTTGTCCAGATCATAGTCCACCTCCTGGGAGTATCCACCGAAGCTCATTTTGCTCACGTCGCCCCTTTTGATGAGAGTGAAAAGGTCTTTCCCGGCCGTAGTCGGCGCCAGTTTTGCCCGGATTTTCAGGCCATTGGCGTCCGGAGTCACCGTCAGAGTGCCGTTTGTGGTCCGTGCCAGGACCATGCCTTCGGGGCTGTGATTGTATCTCAGAACCACATTGGAAAGGTCAGCTCGGGCGAAAGCACCCCTTTCGATTACTTCTTTGTACTGCGTGCCGTCTTCACCGGTCCAGAGGACCGTCGGAACATCATAGACGGCAGCATAGCCTTCGATGATCATGTCTTCGTCCGTCGGTTTGACGTCAATCTTCCGGATTGTCAGTTGATCCTTCATCTTTTTCACCCCCTTTCGGTGGGTCATTGGCCTGATTCAGCTGATACTGACTCACGATGTCCGTGTTCGCCACGTTCAACGTCTGGACACGGTCGTCACCGTCAGCGATGGGCGGCAGGTTCATGATTTCCAGGCTCTGATTGGTGGTCAGGATGCCCAGGGGCCGGAGCTGCCGGATCAGTTCAACTTTGGTGTCCGTGCTGGCATAGGTCAGCCGATTGGCATCGAACACGATCTCGTTCCCGGCGGAAATTTCTGCCGGCGTGAAAAGCTTCCGGGTGAATTCCTGGCTCATCTGGATGGAAAACGGCTCGATGACGGATTCGAAGAAGGCGCTCCATGCCGTCTCATCGTAGACACCTTCGGCGATTGGCTTTGAAACACCGAAGTAGTGATAGATGGTGTCCCGGACGAACTCCAGCTGTGCCGTGTCGGCTGCCTTCGGCTCGCTGTCCACCGGAGTGAATTCCATGGTGCCGTCAGTGACCACCATTCCACCCTGGGCAGGGTCCTTCAGGTTTTCGTTGAGCATTTTCGCTTTGCTCTTCCAGGCTTCTGTCCCAGCCTGGCCGGCGATCTTGGCGATGCCCCGGATCCGGCCGGAATTTTCCACCACGTTGTCGAAGCTCTGTTCAAGCTTGGTCAGCATGGCCATATGGGTGGAAAGGTTATCGTCGGTGTCCGCAAAGATTTCGCCTTGCTGGAACATGTTTCGGAGATGGATCAGATCCGTGTAGGGGATGGTCCGGGTGGAATGGGTGCCTCCATACCGGAACATGATGTAGAGGTTTCCACGGTCGTCTTCCCGGGCTTCACAGCTCTGATATTCCATGGGCCACAGGCTGATTACATTCCGCTGCCGGTCCCGTTTGATGTAGGCAAAGGCGTTCTTGTTGGCGATTGCCTTCGTCGCCAGGTTGTAGAGGAAGCTGTAGGCATTCATGTACGGGTTCGGTGACAGCGCCAGCAGGGTTTGAAGCTGGCTGTCTTCCGCTGGCTGCTTCTTGCCCTTCTTCATCACAACGTGGTTCGGGTGAAGCTTCGCCACATGAGTGGCCACCCGATCGATGCAGGTCTTGATCAGGATGTCTTTGGAGTAGTCTTCCATGGGCACGAAGACGTTTTTCCAGCCGTTGATCATTTGGAACTGCGTGGTTGTCTTTGGCTCTTTGGTGCCGCCGAAAACGGTGTCAAAAGCACTTCTCAGGATTCCTTTCATAGTCTCACCTCCTTTCTCAGATTTCGTCCTTGTGGTCCAGATAAACACAAAACGCATCCAGCAGGCTACTGTAGCCGTCGATGCGTTTCCTTAAATTTCGATTTTTATATGGTTTCACGTTTCCCTGGGTGTCCGTGACTGCTTCGGTGTTCAGCAGGCACCACAGCAGCACCGGATTGTAGTTGTACACAATTTTCCGCTTTTTGAACCATGCCTTTGAAAGGTACATCTGGGAGGAAAGGCCTTTGAAATTCTGATTGACTTTTTCACAGAGATCATGGCCGAAGTTTTCTTCCAGATCTTTGGTCAGGTACTGAGCATTGTAGGCATCATAGCCGATTTTGTAGGCATAGACGTTGTAGGTTCCCTGGAGTTCCTGGAACCAGCTGACCACGGCCTTTTGATCGATGACATTCCCGGGGCAGGTTCGCACCCATCCGTCACGGATCCAGACATCATACGGCACCTTGTCCTTTTCGATGTGTTCCCGGAGAGTATCTTCGGGAATCCAGTACATCTGATGGACCATAAGCCTTGGTTCATCCGTTTCCGTGTCATTCACGGGAAAGGCCGCCGTTGCACAGGTAAGGTCCGTAGTTTCGGAAAGGTCCACACCGCCGAAGAAGTACATTCCGTTCAGATCTTCCAGCCGGAATGTTTCTTTGTTCTCCACATCTTCCAGGTTGAAGAAGGTGTCTCTGGCGTTTTCCCGGAAGTTAAACTGCTTCACCAGCAGGTCACGCATGGTTTTTTCGTCCAGAGTGGCCCGATTGAATTCCCTTTCCAGCTGTTCCGGGTTCTTCGAAACGCCCAGGTTCGGGTTGGCCTTGATCCAGTTTACCGGATCCATGACTTCTTCTTTAGAATCCAACTCATAGATGATTGGCAGTGTGGATTCATCCACATACCGTCCGGAGCTGTAGCCGTCAATGATGCTCATGTATTCGCTGTATTTCGTGTCGAAGATGCTGTCCTGCTCGTAGTAGCCGCCCGTTGACATAATCACTGTCAGCGGCTGTGATCTGGCGTAGGTGCCGCCCTTCAGGACGTCGTACATGTTTCTGTCCTTGATGGCGTGGAGTTCGTCCACGAACATCGCTGAAACGTTGAGCCCGTCCAGGTCTCCGGAATTTTTCGACAGCGGAACGAATTTCCCCAGGTTCTGTTTGCACTCAATCAGGTTGACCTTCGGCCTGAGATATTTTTTCAGAGCATCGTTATGAGCAATCATGATTTTGGCATATTCCCAGACGATTTTCGCCTGGGAACGGTCGGTGGCTGCCGTGTAGATTTCCGGAGCATCTTCTCCATCAGCCAACAGCAGATAAAGAGCCATAGCCGCACCCAGTATGGATTTGGCGTTTTTTCTCCCAATGAAAAGAAAAACCTCACGGTACTGCCGGAGGTTCTGATCATCGACGAAGCCGAAGACTGCTTCCACCAGGGCTTTCTGCCAGAGTTCCAGTTTAAAAGGCGGAGTTCCCCGCATTTTCGGGATGCAGCAGAACGATTCAATGAAGTTCACCGCCCGTTCCGCCATTTCCGGTGAGAAATGGTACTTGCCGGGCTTCCGGATGTTCCCAGCCAGATGCTGATAGACCGCCTTCAGTTTTTTACAGGCCAGGATTTCGCCGGATTGGAGCTTTTGGTTGTAGAGCTCGATCGCTGTCGTCATTTAGTCGGATGCTGATTCAGGAAGGCGGTCAGTTCATCGTTCTTTTTCTCTTCTTCAGGAAGGAATTCCCGGAGCTGCTTCAGGTCGGCAGCCAGGGTTTTGCTGTACTGGGTATAAACCTGGACAGCAGGATGGGCCCGGATTCCAGCCTGCCCGCCTCCGTTGTTGTACTCAACCACCGTTCCTTCTCGGACCGTGATATCTTTGGTCTCTTCCAGGCACACCGTCAGATATGCGATTTTGTCGATGAGAATTTTGAGGATGCTCTTTCTCTGATCATCGTCGCACCGGTCCAGCAGCGGTGACAGCTGTCGGACGTAGGCGTTAATCTTTCTCGTTCGTGTGGTCTTAGCAGTCATTTTGGCCATGAGCCATTCCTCCTTTCGTGAACGTTTTGCCACCGGGGCTCGAAAATCGAACTTTTCTTACGGAATAGAGCCCCCCGGGTCCGCATGTCGCTTGAAAAAATAGAGATATAGGGGGGTGTCACTTGAATTTGTGACGTTCCGTGACACGCACCACATGCCCCGTTGAGTCGTATGTGTAGGCCCTTGAGCCAGCGCTCTGCTCGAACCGATGATGCACTTTGTTGTGACAGTCGGCGCATAGCAGCATGAGGTTGCGTGGGTTGAGGCTGATGCTCGGATTGTTGATGTTGTCCGGCGTCAGCTCGATGATGTGGTGGACCTGCGTGGCTCCGGGCTTTCCGCATTTATCGCAAATGAAATGTTTCTTCTCCCGGATGAGCCTGGCCAGATCATTCCAGGCTTTTGAAGCATAGAATCGTTTTGAAAAACTTTTCGCCATAAATATCTCCTCCGAAAATCACTCAAAAAAAATCCTCACGAAAAAAGCCCCCACAAAACGTGGAGGCGATTTCCGGTTCACTTCACTGTCTACAGAAAGGAGGTATCATGGGCGAAAGGCAGGCAAGCAGTCAGGCGCTGACCATCGGCACATTTCAGGTGTGTTTGTTCAGCCTTGCCTAACTTTCACGCATACATCATAGCATGTCAAGAGTGTGAAAATCTATGAAAGGTTTTCCCAAATTCCTGAAGCGCCTTTCCGTGTAGGTACAGAACATTCCTGTAGCCGTAGTTCATATCGACAGCGATCATCTCCCAGCTTTTCCCCAGGAGATACCGTTCCTTCAAAACGTATCGGTAGTAGCTGACCCACTTAGATTCTGGCATAGAATCAATGATTTCCCTGGCCTTGTCCCGTTCTGTCATCAGCTCACTGAGCTGCCGTGTCAGCTTTTCTTTTACCGCTTCGATGCGGTCCATGACATCGGCCATGTCAACGGGTTTACCGCCATCCACATGATCTTTGGTGGTGTCTATGGCACGGACGCCGGCCATGCTGGCCTTGAGCTCCAGCAGCTCGTTCTTCGTGGCTTCGACTTCCAGCTTCAGATTCCGGATCCTGTAGAGATATTCTTTAGGACTCATTGGCCGCCTTCTTTCCGGTGCTGTAGTTGATCAGCAGATCCAGATAGGCCCGGGCCTTTTTCAGATCTTCGATACCGTTTTTCTTTTTTTCACGGAAGAGATACTTAACCACGTTTCCCTTGCAGTAGCCGTCAAAGCCTTCTTCACCCCGACACATGATCCTGATGAGAGTGATGCACTCTTCTCCCTTCCAGCAGTAGTGATCCGGATGGTCAATGACGTTTTTCCCGGTTTGATAAAGTTCAATGAAAATTTTTTCCTTCTTGTACTCTTTCCGGAAGGCCTCACATGCCTCATGGTTAAAGTTGTCGGCCGGTTCCGCCGGCGAAACGCCTCTGCACATCCATGCGCCATCTGTTCCGCCATGCCTATAGGACAGTTCGCATTGCTCACATGGGTTCATCTTCTTTTCCGCTCCTTTCTTCGTTCGTATCGCATCATGCAGGTGTAGCTGCAAAAATGCCTGACCTTCCCGTTCTCCCGGATCTTCCATGGCACCTTCGGCCGGAATCCTTCATAAAACGTCTGGCCACATTCGTCGCATTTCAGGAATTGCCCCAGAAAGCTGAGTTTATACTTCTTCCCGATCAAAGCTTCATCAGCTCCTTCTTGAGTCCGTCTTCATCCACTTTCAGGATTTCCCTGGTAAGACTCACACCGCCGATGCCCTTCAGTAGTGCGTCATGGATGGTCTCTTCACTGGCCCCTGGATGGAGCTTAGCCGCCAGATAGTCAGCCTTGATTTCCAGCGCTTTCGCATGCTTGCTGATAGCTTGCAGTCTTTCCTTGATTTCGTTCACGTGGTCATCCTCCCTCCAAATTGTCCGATACACAGGCAGAAATTTCGAAAATCAATGGCATTCGTCCGGGCGCAGTAGACGGCTTTTCCCATTTTCGTTCCGGTGGCGTTTGATTTGAACGCCATGCATTCGTTGCCGTTGTCCGGCGTCCAGCGGAAATCAACCAGGTAGTAGTTCAATCCGTCCCTGCTCACGACGGCCCGGATCCAGTCTCCCGTGGAAGCGTCCGGTGGAAATCCGAACCGTCTTCCCGCTTCCTTCAGGTCTTCAGGAACATCTTCATGTCCCATTGATATTTCGTATACCGTCATTCCGCAGATCTGCTTTCCTCGATACCTTTCGATCTGTCCCATAGGCTTCAGAACATGCTCTGGATCCGTGTCAGATACGGCTTGATGTCATCCACGGATCTGGCCAGGATATAGACGCCGCCATGGGCTTCGCAGACACGCTGGAATTCCACCTGATATGGAGACTGTTTCCCGGTGGCGGTCTTGATTTCCACGTACAGCGTCCGTCCGTCTTTGAGTGCTGTGAGATCCGGGAAGCCTTTTCGGCTCCCCAGTCCCTGCTGATGCCGGGTCACATCGTAACCATCAAGTACCAGCGCATTTCTCACAGCCTGGAGGATGATGCTTTCCGGCTGTTTTTTCATTAAAACGGCACCTCCTCGTCAAAAGTCACACAGCCTTTCTGGACGTCCTGGGTGATGTCGTCACCCATGGACTCAAAGCCTTGTTTCTGGCTGCTGCTGTCCTTTTTCTTCTCGATAAGCTCCAGGCGATCAGCGACGACTTCGGTCACGTAGTGTTTCTGGCCGTCTTTTCCTTCATAGCTCCGGATCTGGAGTCTTCCTTCCACCAGGCAGCGCTCGCCTTTGTGGAGATAATTTCCGGCCACTTCGGCCGTTTTATTCCAGGTCACGATGTTGATGAAGTCGGCTTCGGTCTTTCCGTCCCGATTTTTAAACGGTCGGTCGACGGCAAGACCAAACGTCGTGGTGGTCTTATCCGTGCTCGTCACTTTCACATCCGGCTCACGGGTCAGCCGACCCAGGAGGATAATTCTATTCATTTCGTTTCGCCTTCTCTTTCGTGGTGTCATGAACGATCCTGGTGGTCAGGATGTCTACGTATTTCTGCATGATGTTAATCTGGTGATGCATCAGATAGGAGTCCGCCATATCGATTCCCTCATGGTCTTCCAGAAAGTCTTCCAGCTTCTTGATCTTATCCATGAGATTGGCCCGTTCAATGGACATCCGCTTTATGTACTCGGGCGGTTCCCATGGCTTTGGGCATTGATTAATTTCATTCAGCTTGACGGGTTGTTCCTCGTAGCAGCAGAAAAATTCGTTAACGGTCATCCCCTTGTCGTCAAACTCAATCCGCCATTTTGAATACTTACAGGTTACACACTTTTTCACTTTCATGCCTCCTTCCCGAAAAGTCGCCATTTCCGGTTTTTGTAATACCGTTTTTTCCGGTGGAAGGAGTATCTCATGTAGCTTCTGATTGGTTCATGCCAACCAGAAGCGTGAAGTTCAACGTCACTCATCAGGTTCTGCATAGCGCACCACAGTTTCGTCCTGAATTTTCTTTTATTCATTTTCATTCTCCTTTCTCTTTTCTTCAATCCTCTCGGCCCATCTGGCCAGCTTTCGCCAGTCATGGACGGCACTCTGGTCGGCCAGGCCTAAGATCACCAGGATGATCAGTACATCGTTTACCTCCTCTTTGAGACTGGCCAGTGCTTCGACCTCACTGATCGGAGTCGGGTTCTGGCTCATCCCTTTGGCCCTGATGAGCTTGAGGGCCGCCTGGCTCAGCTCTGCACTCTCCTCGGCCAACTGCTCCAGCAGGTCCCGATCTGGCAGGTCGCTGACTGCCTCGTAGCTGTCGTAAAACAGATCGTCGTCCATCTCTTCCATCGCCATCCTTATCTCTCCCTTCTTGTTACGTTCTGGGGGCATGCGGCCAGATCCAGGACCTTATCCCCGCACGCTTTGCAGGTCAGAAATGGCCAAAGCCTCGGGTATGGCTGGTACTCTTGTTGGCTTAAAAACCGGCACCCGGAGCACCTGGCCACCCGTCTCTTATCATCGTGCTCTTTTTTCTGCATGCTTTGCCACCACATCAAAGATTCTGTCGACGTGCTCCATGGGTTTCCTCCTTTTCTTCCGGATGGTCATGATTCGGAAGCTGGTCTACGACATCAATCAGGATTTTGTCGTCTTTCTTAATCCGCTTCTGGATCCTTTCGCTCAGCATACGAATGGTGTCATTGTAGATTTTCTGAGCTTTACGATTCTGCCATTTATAGTAGATTTCCTGGATTATACTGACAACCATTAAGCCAAACCACACGACACCCAGGATCAGTATGGCTTCTTTTACCGTTTGCACGATTTATCGGCCTCCTTTTTCAGCTCTTCCTCGATTCTCTTTTTCTGGATCTTAATGGCCTTAATGGCCTTTTCGCAGAGATGTAGTTGTTGCAAAAAATTCATCTCGATTTCACCAGGGGAAAATCTTATAAGGCTCATGTTGCAGCTCAGCCTTTCCGCCGCCTTCTGGATTCCCACGCCCACATAGCGCAGACCATTGATTCCGTTGATTGCCATGATCAACCTCCTTAGTCATCGTCGTCGAATCTTGGGGCATCGGTGATTCCATCTGCTTTGTTGTACCGATCAGCTTCCTGCTGTGCATCCTCCCAGTCGGAAAAGTAGTGACAACCCATTTCCGGGAGCCCATCCTTTCCGTTTCTGGCCGCAGCATAGCCGTATCCGACTACTACTACAACCCAGGGATATTTCTTGTCATCCATGATTTTTCTCCTTTCTTCGCAGAAACGCATTGAGCTGCCAATCACAGCCAGGTTAAGCATCGGGACCACTGCTGACCGTCGGGGGCTCCGGTCCGACAAATCTCACCCGTTTCAGGATGGTCAGTGCCTCCTGAGTTCTGCTATGGTCCGTGAGACACGCTTCATCGATTCTGTCCGCTTCGCAGATCGCTGCGACAAGGTTATCATAGTCAGACCGGTCCATGATCACCAGGCGTCCTTTCAATCTCGGTGTTCCTCCCATTTTCTTTTCCTCCTTCTAGTGCTTTCAGCACATTTCCAGTCAGCTGTCCCAGCTTCGATTCCTGCATGCTCCGATTCATCCGCCGCTTCGTCCTTTCCTGGGAAGCGATCTCCCGGAACGTTTTCAAAAACTGGCTCCGAAGGGTCGGCATCATGACTTCATCGGATCCGCACAGCATCCGCCAGCCTATGGCCTTTACCGTTTTTTCAGTGATAGAACAGGCAAACTCCGCTTTCCTGTATGGTCCGATGCTTCCGATTTTCCGATAGACATCCTCCCATTCCTTTTCCGGGACCATTTCTTCTTTTTGAGCAGCCGCTTTCGTCAATCTTGCCGCCTCTTCACGAATTTCCGCTACGGTCGGAAGGAACCGGCTCGTCTTGATGATGTTTTTCACTGCTTCCAGCTGGATTCCCGGCGGTATGTCGCTGAGCATAACCCCGTAGGTCTGAGCCTGGGGCGTTTTGAACGTCGGAAAAGCTCCGGCCAGAAGTGTCATCGCTTCCTTGCAGATCATCGATTATTCCCTCCTCATAAAGCCACCGCCTGGTGGCCGCTTCGTCATATGGCATATCGGGTAGCAACTCGTCCATCTTCTCCTTGATGTCCGCCATGGTTTCCCCCTTCGAGTTCGACTTTTTGAAGCCGTGTTCCTTCCAGTTCTTCAAGACGGCATCGACGTACTTCAATTTCCTGACGTTGTTTTTGATGGCCTCCTTCATGGCCTTCACCGTCCAGTCATCTCCGTAGTCATCCACCATGGATTCAATGAGTTCTTTTTCGTATTCCGAAGAAATAGGATGGAAATTTTGTTGGTAAAACAACAACGACTGCAACCGCCGGTTATTGTTGTTTTCTCCTTCTATATCTACTTCTTCTTCTATATCTGTAGGCATTAGGCTAACGTTAGAATTGTTAGGCCTAACGTTAGGTTTTTGTGAAGTCGCTTCAAAAAGTGTCTTTTTGTGTTTGTCGTACCACTTTTTCTGCCGTAGTCTGTTCTTTTCCTTAGATTTATTAAGAGCATCGGAGTCATTCTGGTATTTCACCCAGTTCGGCAGAGCATAAGCTCCATCGATGACTTCCATCATCCCGTAGTCCTGGAACACCTTCAATGCGGTCCTGACTGTTGTCAGCTTCCGGTTGAATATCCCAGCCAGCATTTCTTCGTTATACGGGATTTTTTCTGTCAGCTTAAAAACTCCGTCGTTGTCTGTCTTTCCGGCAAAGCACAGAAGCTTCAGCCATATCACCAGGATGCTGTCTCCTTCCGGAAGCAGCTCAATGAGTTTGATCTTTTCGTCGTCAAAGGTGGCTGTGCTCAGCTTGATCCACGGTCTTCCCATGGGCATCACCTCCTTTCCCTGGAAATTTCCGTCAGGTCGTCAGCAGCATGATCATGCTGCTGAGAAACAGCAGCAGTGCGGCCACAAAAATCCCGCCGATGGTGATGGCCAGCATCCATGCGGCGAATCTTCTTCCGTCCATCATGATACTTTCCTTTCGTCTTCCATTTTGAGCACCTGCTGGGCCCGTTCACCACGGATGTACCGCTTCGCTTCGTCATACAGCCTGTCGATGTCGTCCATGATCCTTTCCGGGATGGTCAGCTGGTCGACGGACGTCAAGGAAACACTCTGATACTTGCAGGTGTATGGGTTGAAAATTTTCGCCGTAAAGGACCATTTAACTGATTTCGCCCCACGATTAACGGCTACGGTGCAGATTCTGACACGTTTCATCGGGTCCTGGCCGCTGTCCGTTTCCATGGGAACCAGCTGTGCCAGATCACAGAAATCCTGGGCCATGGCGTCCAGGGCCTTGTCAAACTCCGGCCGGGCCGGTTCCGGGTTGTCCAGGGTGATTAGCTTGCAGAATCCTCCGGTCCAGTCTTTGTATTTGATGCAGTAGGTGCAGCCATTAGCCACATCGTTTTTTACAGACAGAATATCAATCATGGCTTTTTCCATGTCATTTTCCTCCTTCTACGTACACCGGGATCCCCGTGACCATCTCCAGCCGCTTCCTGAAAGCCTCCGGGTCGCTGTTCGCAGCGCTGGTGTGGATCAATCGGATTTCCCGGAGCTTATCCAGACTCCCATCCCGGTTCAGGTCACGGAGCCAGGCTTCAAG